TGGACTAGTAAATTCAGCAGTGCAGTTTGGTCCTGCTTCTGTTGCCAATTGGGCCAAAGGTCAGGTTAGTAATGTACTGCAAAATAAGATTAGTTCTGTATTTAAAAACAGTCAGTTTGCCAGTGTTCTTGGACAACAAATTTCTGGATTCTTGGGACAAGGGTCAATACGGCCTGCTGGAATTACTGGTGTTATCAATACCTTTAATCGTGCTCCGGTTAACACCGCAGTAGTTGATGTAATTGGTGATCCCAAAGTGCCAGCACCGGAGTACAAAACAATTTCTATCGACATAAGAAAAGAGCAACAAGATGCAAGAGTTGCTGCATATTTGGATGCACTAAAACAAGGTAAATCTGAAGAGCAAGCACAAAATATATCAGCCACAGTTGGCAACAATGTTGGTGCGGCTGCATTGGCAAGAGAGTTAAAGAACACAGGCCTGGCCTGACAGTATTAAGGATAAGTATTGGTATGACTACTTTTATTGGATTTAATACAATCAATCAATACAAAAAATTTACTTTGGTAGATTTTGAATTGATCAAACGAGATCTCTCTAATGCCTTAAACATACAGCAAGGCGAGTTGCCAGGCCGTCCCGGCTATGGCACTACCATCTGGAGCTATGTTTTTGAAAATCAATCGCCGGAAACTGATCAGGCTATACTGACAGAAATACAACGTGTTGCAGGTGGCGATCCTAGAATTTACATCAGCGAAGCCAATCTCTATCCGCAAGACAACGGTTTACTAATAGAAATTCTGGTACAAGTAGTAGCTAGTAGTACCGCTGAACGGCTAGCATTGTTTTTTGATCAGACCAGCCGCAGAGCCAGTTATATCTAAAACTACGTCGTTTTTAACTGTAATAAATACTTTACTAACGAGATACTATGGCTAAGACTGCGCGACAAACAGCAATATTTGGAGTAGAAGATTGGAAGCGTCTGTACCAGACCTACAGAGAAGCTGACTTCCAAAGCTACGACTTTGAAACTTTACGTAAGAGTTTTGTAGACTATCTACGCCTTTACTACCCAGAAACATTTAACGACTACATCGAAAGTTCAGAATTTATTGCTATTCTGGACGTTATGGCCTTCATGGGGCAGGCACTTGCATTTCGCAACGATCTCAACACACGAGAAAACTTCTTAGACACAGCAGAACGCAGAGATTCAGTTGTGCGTCTGGCTAATTTAGTTAGCTATACTCCCAAAAGAAATCAAGCTGCTCAAGGATACTTAAAAGTATTTTCTATTAAGACAACAGAAAACATTACAGATTTCAATGGCATTAACTTGTCAAATGTAACAGTTAACTGGAATGATCCCACTAACCCAAATTGGCTAGAGCAATTTACTTACATTATTAACTCTGCGTTGGTGGACAGTCAGAAGTTTGGACGTCCTGGAAATAGCCAGGTCTTGCTGGGCGTTAAAACTGATGAATACACAATCAATTTGATTCCAGGTTATTTGCCTATTGTACCTTACACTTCAGTAGTCGACGGTACTAACATGCCATTTGAAGCAGTAAGCGGAACCAGCCAAGGTAAAAATTATGTGTACGAACCGCCCCCTTCTCCAAATAGCGAATTTAATATTTTGTATCGCAATGATCAATTAGGATTTGGTTCTGGTGATACCGGATTCTTTTTCTTGTTTAAGCAAGGTGTTCTATTAAATCAAGACTTTAATTTGTCAGAAGCTCTGCCTAACCGCACAGTTGATATCAATATTGAAGGCATTAACAATCAAGATTATTGGTTGTACAAACTTGATGATGTAGGATCAATCGCCGGTGAATGGACCTATACCGAAAACATTTATACTGCTGCAATTGAACAACTGGCTCCTAATCAGAGAGACATCTATTCAATTACTAGCCGCGTCAACGATCAGATCACACTTACATTTGGTGATGGAGTATTTTCTGCAATTCCAGTAGGTACTTTCCGTACCTATGTACGTGCCAGCAATGGGTTGCAGTATATTATCAATCCAGAAGAAATGCAAGCAGTAGTAATTTCTATTAGCTATGTTAGTCGTTATGGCCGCGTTGAAGTAGCCACATTCACTTGCGGTATCACTAACCCTGTTAGCAATGCACAGCCTAGAGAAAGCATTGAAGAAATTAAACAACGTGCACCTGCACGTTACTACACACAGAATAGAATGGTCAACGGCGAAGACTACAATAACTTTCCGTTTACTCGTTACAACAGCATCATAAAAAGCAAGGCAGTGGCACGTAGCGCCACAGGTACTACTCGATACATTGACTTGGCAGACGTTACAGGAAAATATTCAAGCACAAATATTTTTGCCAGCGACGGTATGTTGTATGAAGAAAATCCTTTAAACACCTTTGAATTTGACTGGGTCAATCGTAACGATATTGTGGATGTTATTACAAATTCAATTGAGCCATTGCTGAGTTCAAGAAGTTTATTGCAGTTCTATTATGCCAACTTCCTGCGTCCTAACTTGTTAGTATTAAATCTAGCATGGAATCAAAGTACAACAGTCGTTAACGAAACCACTGGATATTTTTACAATACCAGCAATCTAACTCCGCAAAACATTGGAGGGTATGCCAGCAACAATGCCAAGTATATCACTCAAGGTTCTTTGGTAAAATTTATTCCACCGGCTGGCTATTTCTTTGACGCCAGCAATCGCCTGGTAGCTGGAGTTCCTCTACGTGCAGATGAAAAATTAGAAATATGGGCTACTATAAGTGCAGTAGTACTTGAAGGTACTGCATCTGGCTTGGGTAATTTACCCAACGGATCTGGTCCTGTTGCGCTTAACGTATTTGTGCCTACTGGTGCTATAGCACAACAAGTAATTCCAAAATTTATAGATAATATTCCAACCAGCGTTGAACAAAGCATGTTGCAGCAGATTGAATTATTTAGAAATTTTGGCTTGGGATACAACAATCTGACCAGCACATGGTACGTTATTACCAGTACTAACCTTGCTGAAGACTCTACTTTTAGTTTGGCTAACGCACAAAATACACAAGGTATCGGTATTGATGCCAGCTGGCTAATACAGTTTGTAAGTAACGGGCAGTCGTACACTGTAACAACACGCGGATTAGATTATATCTTTGCCAGCATCATTGAGACTAGATTTTTCTTTGATACCAGCGAAAAAATATACGACAGCAAGACTGGTAAAGTAATAAAAGATTTTGTTCGTGTTCTTAAAACCAACTCTAAACCAGATTCAAACTTTCCGTTGAGCGGCGATATTTCAATGGAAATCATTGCACAGCCAGTTCAAAGCGACGGATACGTAAACGACTTTCAAGTTGTAGTTAGTTACAGAGACAGTGATTCCGACGGTGTTGCCGATAACCCAGACTTCTTTGATGAAATTGTAGCACCCACAGTTAATCCCAATTCTAAATTGGTATTCCTACAGCTAACAACAGATGCCAACAACACTGAAAATTATCTTCCAGTTGCAGCCGGCGTAGTCAATTCAACGTATGCTACCAAAGATGATATTGAACTAGTAAAAAGCCAATATATTAACGGACAAATTTTCTACGCTTACACCAGCGGCCTATTCTACGAGTTATTGATTGAAAATGTTAACGGTATCATACAACGCACTATATTACCCAGAGCCGATTTTACAGTCAGAGTTGGCCGTCAGGACTTATATTTCCAATATCGTCATAACAGCGGACTAACCAATGTAATTGATCCTGGTATCACCAACATCATCGACGTTTATATTGTTAATCAAGAATATTATACTGCTTATCAAAACTATATCAAAGATACAACTGACACAGTGCCGGAACCTGCAGTTCCGACTATCAATGAACTTAGTGTGGCCTATTCTGGTCTTAACGATTATAAAATGATATCTGACAACATGATTCTAAACTCTGTAATATTCAAACCCCTGTTTGGTGTTAAAGCAGCACCTGAACTACGAGCCACAATTAAAGTAGTTCGTGCTTCTAATACCACAGCAAGTGTGAGCGAAATCAAGAGTCAAGTGATTGCCAATATCAATGAATACTTTACTATAGACAAGTGGGATTTTGGTGATAGCTTCTTCTTCAGCGAACTGTCGGCGTACCTGCACACACAATTGGGATCAATCATCAGTTCAGTAGTGCTGGTTCCACTGAATCCTCTCAAGAGTTTTGGCGACCTATACGAAATACGGTCTGCTGCCAATGAAATTTTTGTCAGTGCTGCCACTGTGTCAGACGTTGAAGTCATTGACGCCTTAACACAAAGCAACATTCGCAGTCAAACTACTGTGTCAGGACTGTATCCAACAGCCGTCAGCCAAGGCACTTCTACAGGAGGTAGTTTCTAATGGCTACACGTCGCACCGTAGATCTACTACCTGAAATATTCCGCACTCAAACAAATCAGCAATTCTTCAATGCCACACTTGATCAACTGACTCAAGAAGCTGTTATTAAACGTACTCAAGGGTATGTGGGGCGACGTGTTGGACCTGGTGTAAATCCGGCCGACAACTATGTAATTGAGCCCACAGCAACAAGAAGTAATTACCAGCTTGAACCAGGTGTTGTTTTCTTAAAGCCTGATACAAACACAGTAGCAGATGCAATTACATATCCTGGTATCATCGATGCACTAAATCTCAGAGGCGCTGACACTACACGTCAGGATGCCTTGTTCAAAAGCGAATATTATACCTGGGATCCGTTTTGCGACTTAGACAAGTTTACAAACTACAGTCAGTACTATTGGCTACCGCAAGGTCCAGATTCAGTTGATGTATTTGGAACACCAATTGCACTAACAGATGCCTGGGACATCACACGCAACGAAACAACTTATACGTTTAGCGACCTAGCAGGCGGTAATCCTACATTGACCTTGGTGCGCGGTGGCAATTACGAATTTAATGTCAGTCAACCTGGATTTAATTTCTGGATCCAAGCAGCACCTGGCGTCAACGGAACAATGCCGGCTACTCCCAACA